ATCAACTGATATTAAAGTTGGTGATAAAGTAATAATACATCATAATGTTTTTAGAAGATTTTATGATATTAGAGGTAAAGCAAAAAATAGTCGATCATACTTTAACGAAGACAAATATTTTGTAGACGTTGATCAAATATATTTATATGGAGATACAGGCAATTGGAAAGCTTTTGGCGATCGTTGCTTTGTACAGCCTATAAAAAATAATGACAGTTTTAGCTTAGAAAAAGAGCAAAGACTTATTGGAATACTAAAATATGGTAATAGTTCCTTAAATGAAGCGAAAATAGCACCAGGTGACTTAGTAGGATATAAACCATACGGAGAATTTGAATTTATCATAGAAGGTAAACGATTATACTGTATGAAATCAAATGATATTGTAATTAAATATGAATATAGAGGAGACGAAACAGAATACAACCCATCTTGGGCTGAATGTAGAAGAGACTAAGAATAATATTATAAGAGCTGGACACAAAGCGGTACTGGAGTTAATTAAGGTTGCTGAAGAAGCTATATTAGATAATGGAGAAGAAGACTTAGCCGCAGATAAATTAAAAAATGCTGCTGCAACAAAAAAGTTAGCTATCTTTGACGCATTCGAGATACTTAATCGTATTGAAGAGGAAAGACAAAAATTAGATGCTCAAGATGCGAGCGAAAAAGCAAGCAAGGTTTTTAAAGGGTTTGCAGAAGGGAGATCTAAATAATGTACGAACAAAGTTTAATAACCACTTTAGATAATTATATTAAGCCTTCTATTATAAGTAGACTTAATAAAAGCAAGAAGTGGGAATACGGATATAATAAAGATCATGATGTAATTGTAATAAGCAAGACAGGTAAGATTGGTGAGATTGTAGAAATACAAAATTTAAAAATTGCATTACCTTATATTGACAATGCCTATAAAAGATCTAATAAAAAAGAAGAACAATATTGGGAACAAGCTGTATATCCAAAAGAGCTTGAGCGTATCAAAAGCGTATTTGACTGGAATAAATATCCAGATAAATTCAAAGAAAATTGGTATGACTTCATTGATGCAGAGTTTAAATACAGAGAAGAAGGTTTTTCTTTTTACAATAATGGTGTACCTACTTATATAACTGGTACACATTATATGTATTTACAATGGAGTAAGATTGATGTTGGAGCGCCAGATTTTAGAGAATCTAACAGAATATTCTTTATATTTTGGGAAGCTTGTAAAGCGGACAACAGATGTTATGGTATGTGTTATTTAAAGAATAGACGTTCTGGATTTTCATTTATGTCATCTGCTGAGTTAGTTAACCAAGCTACATTAAGTTCTGACACAAGATATGGAATACTATCTAAGTCAGGAGACGATGCAAAAAAAATGTTTACAGATAAGGTTGTACCTATATCAATAAACTATCCTTTCTTCTTTAAACCAATTCAAGACGGTATGGACCGTCCTAAAACAGAATTAGCTTATAGAATACCTGCATCAAAATTAACAAGAAAAAAATTAGACTCTCAAGAACAGTTAGAAGAGCTTGAAGGATTAGATACTACAATTGACTGGAAAAGTACTGGAGACAATAGTTATGATGGTGAAAAGTTAAGATTGCTAGTTCATGATGAAAGTGGTAAATGGGAAAAACCTAATAATATTTTAAATAACTGGCGTGTTACAAAAACCTGTGTAAGGTTAGGTAGTCGTATTGTTGGTAAATGTATGATGGGTTCTACTTCAAATGCTTTAGATAAAGGAGGAGACAATTTTAAAAAATTATATTATAGTTCAGATGTAACAAAGCGTAACCGTAATGGCCAAACTAATTCTGGATTATATTCTTTATTCATACCAATGGAATGGAACTTTGAAGGTTTTATAGACAGATATGGTATGCCGGTTTTCTTAACGCCGGAACAACCTGTTAGAGGAGCAGATGATATGTGGATTGATTATGGGGTTATTGAACACTGGCAAAACGAGGTTGATGGTTTAAAATCGGATCAAGATGCTTTAAATGAATACTATAGACAGTTCCCAAGATCGGAACAACATGCATTCAGAGATGAAGCAAAACAATCTTTATTCAATCTTACAAAAATATACGAGCAAATAGATTACAATGATGATCTAAGAAATTCAAATGTTTTAACGCAAGGTAACTTCCAATGGGAGAACGGAATACAAGATAGTAAGGTTATATTTGTACCAAATAAAGATGGTAGATTTTTAATTTCTTGGGTTCCACCGCTAAATCTCCAAAATCGTGTGATTATAAAGAATGGAGTTAAATATCCAGGCAATGAGCATTGTGGTGCATTTGGTTGTGATAGTTACGATATATCAGGAACAGTAGATGAATCAAGAGGATCTAAAGGCGCATTACACGGACTTACTAAATTCTCAATGGAAGATGTTCCTCCTAGCCTTTTCTTTTTAGAATATATAGCTAGGCCACAAACAGCGGAGATATTTTTTGAAGATGTATTAATGTCTTTAGTATTTTATGGTATGCCAATACTTGCAGAGAATAACAAACCTAGATTGCTTTACTATTTAAAAAGAAGAGGATATAGAGGTTATTCAATGAACAGACCGGATAAGATATGGAATAAATTATCACCAGCAGAAAAAGAAATTGGCGGTATACCTTCAGCTTCACAAGATATGTTACAAGCTCACGCAGCGGCTATTGAATCTTACATCGACAAATATGTAGGTTTATTAGAAGAAGGCTATGGTAATATGTATTTCCAAAAAACTTTGAATGACTGGTCTAGATTTAACATAAATAATAGAACTAAGCATGATGCTACTATTAGTTCTGGATTAGCTATAATGGCTTGCAACAAAAACGCTTACACACCTGTATTTCACGCTCCAAAAGAGACTGTGTCATTAGGTTTTAAAAAATATAATAACGAAGGTTTTAGTTCAAAAATAATATAATAGATGGTTTATACTAATAATAATAGTTCTTTTCCTAGTCAGGTAGTACCAGACTCAGAGAAACAAAGCTACGAGTACGGGGCTAAAGTAGGTAGAGCTATTGAAAACGAATGGTTTAGAGGTGATAGAGTTGGAGGGGCTGGAAACAGATGGGGATCCAATTGGCAGAACTTCCACAGATTAAGGTTATATGCAAGAGGTGAACAACCAGTTCAAAAGTATAAAGACGAATTGTCAATCAATGGCGATTTATCTTATTTGAATCTTGATTGGAAACCAGTTCCAGTGGTGCCTAAGTTTGTTGACATCGTTGTTAACGGTATATCTAGTAAAAACTACGACATTAAAGCATACGCACAAGATCCTGAATCAATTAAAAAGAAAACAAATTATGCTTCAGCTATATTGGAAGATATGATGGCTAAAGATCTTTTGAACGAGATACAAGGGCAATTAGGTGCTAACTTATATAATACAATGGATCCTGCAAATTTACCGGAGGATAAAGAAGAGTTAGAAATTAAACTTCAGTTAAGTTACAAACAAGGAATTGAAATAGCTGAAGAAGAAGTAATAACTCAAATATTAGACAACAACAAATATCCATTAATAAACAAAAGATTAAATTATGATTTAGTTGTTTTGGGTATTGCAGCAACAAAAACAAATTGGAATAAAGCAGAAGGGGTAACAATTGATTATGTTGATCCTGCTAACCTTGTTTATTCTTACACAGAGGATCCAAACTTTGAAGACATATATTATGTTGGTGAAGTTAGATCTGTTACGTTAGAAGAGGTTAAAATGCAATTTCCACATTTAACAAAATCTGATTTAGAAGAGATTGAAAAATATCCAGGTGACGTAAATTATACACGTAACTATTATGGGCAAGATTATGATACTTCCAATGTACAGGTATTATACTTTGAATATAAAACATTTTCTAATCAAGTATTTAAAATCAAACAAACTGATGTTGGCTTAGAAAAAGCATTAGAAAAAACAGATGATTTTAATCCACCAGAGAGTGATTCATTTAGCAAAGTATCTAGAAGTATAGAAGTTTTATATTCAGGAGCAAAGATCTTAGGACACGAAAAAATGTTAGAATGGAAACTTGCCGAGAATATGACAAGACCATTTGCTGATACAACAAGAGTACAAATGAATTATGCTATCTGTGCTCCAAGAATGTATAAAGGAAGAATTGAATCATTAGTAAGTCGTATAACAGGGTTTGCGGATATGATCCAATTAACACATTTAAAGATACAACAAGTATTAGCTAGATTAGTTCCAGATGGAGTATTCGTCGATGTTGATGGATTAGCCGAAGTTGATTTAGGTAATGGTACAAAATACAATGCAGCAGAAGCATTAAATATGTATTTCCAAACTGGTAGTATAGTTGGTAGATCCATGACACAAGATGGTGATATGAATAGAGCTAAAGTGCCAATACAGGAATTACAAACTTCATCAGGCAGTGGTAAGATACAATCATTGATACAAACATATCAATATTACTTACAGATGATACGTGATGTAACCGGATTAAATGAAGCAAGAGATGCTAGTACACCAGATAGAGATGCTTTAGTCGGTTTACAAAAGATGGCAGCAGCAAATTCAAATACCGCAACAAGACACATATTACAATCTAGTTTATATTTAACTTTACGTATATGTGAAAATATCTCAAGAAGAGTTGCTGATTCATTAAACTTCCCATTAACGGCAAGTTCATTAATGCAAAGCATATCGGTTTCGTCAGTTGAAACATTAAAAGAATTACAAAACTTGAACTTACATGATTTTGGTATATTCTTAGAATTAGAACCAGATGAAGAAGAACAAGCGCAATTAGAACAAAACATACAAGTTGCTTTACAATCAGGAGGTATTGACCTTGAAGATGCAATTGACTTAAGACAAATTAAAAATATTAAGTTAGCTAATCAATCTCTTAAGTACAAAAGAAAAAAGAAATTAGAAAGAGATCAAGCAAACCAGAGAGCAAATATACAGGCTCAAGCACAAGCAAACGCACAGTTAGCACAGGAAACGGCAATGGCTGAAGTACAAAAGCAACAAGCAATTACAGAACAAAAAATACAATTAGAGCAATCTAAATTACAGTTTGAGATTCAAAAGATGCAACAAGAAGCATTGATCAAGAAACAATTAATGGCTGAAGAATTTAGTTACCAAATGCAATTAGCACAAATGCAAGTTGCTCAAGCTCAAGAAAAGCTTAACAAAATGGAAGATCGTAAAGATCAAAGAACAAAGTTACAAGCCACACAACAATCTGAATTAATTGAACAAAGACAGAATAACACGTTACCAAAAGATTTTGAATCAGCAGGATTTGATAATCTAGGTGGATTTGGTTTGGAGCAGTTCTCTCCTAAATAGAACAATACAACTAATTATATAATATTTTATCATGGCAGAACAAATTAAACAAGAAGGAGACTTTAAAATTAAAAAGAATAAAGTACCAACTGTAAAACACGTATCAGCTCAGTCTGTTGCAAAAGTAGATTTAACAAATAAACAAGTAAAAGATGCCGTTCAAGAGCAAACAACAGATGAAGGCTTGCTACAGCCAGAACAGCCCGAAGTGGGATTGCAAGAAGTGGTCGAAGGAAACGCCGAACAAAAAGTCGTTACCAATCAAGGTGAAGAGCAAGAAGTAGTAATAGTTAATATTGAAACTAATACTGAAGAAGCTAAAGAACTTGAAGCAGAAACTGAAAAAGCAATTAATGATTTAAAAGTATCAGGTAAACCATTGCCAGAGAATGTTGAAAAGTTAATTAGCTTCATGGAAGAAACAGGTGGAGACATTAATGATTATACCCGTTTAAATACGGATTATTCAAAAGTAGATCCTGAAACTTTATTAAAAGAATATTACAAGAAAACAAAACCACATTTAGATTTAGACGAGATTGACTTTCACATGGAAGAAACATTTTCGTATGATGAAGATGAAGATGACGAGCGAGAAATTAAAAAGAAACGTATCGCTTTCAAAGAAGAGGTTGGTAAAGCCAAAAGCTTTCTAGAGGATCTTAAAAGTAAATATTACGATGAAATTAAATTAAAGTCTAATGTAAACCCGGATCAACAAAAAGCAATTGATTTTTTCAATCGATATAAAGAGGATCAACAATCAGTTGAACAAATGCACTCAGCGTTTAAAGATAATACTAAAAAGTTTTTTACCGAAGATTTCAAAGGTTTTGATTTCAATGCAGGAGGTAAGACTTTTAGGTTTAATCTGCAAAACACTGACGCTATTGCTGATAAACAATCAAACATTACTAACCTGCTTAAGAAGTTCTTAAACGACAAAGGTGAAGTAACGGATATGACTGGATATCATAAAGCAATGTATGCAGCTGAGAACACTGATAGTATTGCAAACCACTTTTACGAACAAGGTAAAGCTGACGCTATTAAAGACATGTTAGCCAAATCTAATAATATTTCAACTCAAGCTAGACAAACATCTAGTGGTGAAATTAACGTAGCAGGGTTTAAAGTAAAAGCTATCAATGGTGTTGACTCCACAAAATTAAGAATAAAAAGCAAATTTTAAACTAAACAAAAACAATTATGGCAGTAGTAACTCCGAATTTCGGTACAATCAAGCCGTCTCAAAAGCAACAAGCTTTAGACACAAATTATTTAAACTTTACGGATCCATCAAATGCAGATTTCGTATCGTTCGCAGAACAATATTTACCAGAAGTTTACGAAGCTGAGGTAGAGCGTTATGGCAATAGAACATTATCAGGTTTCTTACGTATGGTAGGAGCTGAAATGCCTATGTCATCTGACCAAGTTATCTGGTCTGAACAAAACAGATTACACATTGCATACACAGGAGTAGATGTAGTAAGTGCAGCTGCAAATACATTACTTATTCCTGTTAATTTAACACCAACAAATCCTGCGGATTTTGTACAGAATGTTATCTCAATCAATCAAACGATTGTTATTATGAATACTGCTACAGGATTAGAAGTAAAAGCTATCGTTACTGCTAGTAATGTTACTACAGGTGCTTTAACTGTTGCCCCTTATACTGCTGCTACTTTAGCCGCTGCTGGATTTACAGATGCAATGGACGATTTAAAAATCTTCGTTTATGGTTCTGAATACAAAAAAGGATCTACTTTAGCAGCTGATAACTATACTAGTATCACTCCTTCATTCACTCAGTTCAACAACTCGCCAGTAATTATCCGTAACAAATATGTTGTTAATGGATCTGACACTGCTCAAATTGGATGGGTAGAAATCACTACTGAAGATGGTGCTGATGGTTACTACTGGTATTTAAAAGCTGAATCTGAAACAAGATTACGTTTTGAAGACTATTTAGAAATGACAGTTGTAGAGGGTGAATTAGCCGCTACAGGATCTGCTGCATTAGCTGCTGGTAAAAAAGGTACTCAAGGTTTATTCTCTGCTGTAGAAGATAGAGGTAACGTTTTAAACAACTTTACTGCCGCTTCTGGATTAGCTGATTTTGACTCTATCTTGAAAAACTTAGATACTCAAGGAGCAATCGAAGAAAATATGTTATTCTTAAACCGTCAATTATCTTTAGATTTTGATGATATGTTAGCATCTTTATCTTCTGGAGCTGCAGGTGGTGTTGCTTACGGTTTATTCGAAAACTCATCTGAGATGGCATTAAACTTAGGTTTCTCTGGATTCAGAAGAGGTTCTTACGACTTCTACAAAACTGACTGGAAATACTTAAACGATGCTTCTACTCGTGGAGCAATGACAGGTGTTGGTAGTTCAATCGAAGGTGTATTAATTCCAGCTGGAACTTCTACAGTTTACGATCAAATTTTAGGAACTAATATCCGTAGACCATTCTTACACGTTCGTTATAGAGCTGCACAAGCTGATGACCGTAGAATGAAATCTTGGATCACTGGATCTGTTGGAGGTGCTTACACATCTGACTTAGATGCAATGGAGGTACACTTCTTATCTGAAAGATGTTTATGTGTACAAGGTGCTAATAACTTCGTGTTATTCACTGCATCAGCATAAGCATAAATAATTGTAAATTTTACCCTCGTTGAATCTACGGGGGTAACTTTTACTCTTTTAATAAACAATAATTAATTATATAATATTTTATCATGGCACAAGCTAAAACTGCTGCTAAAGCAAAAACTACTCAACCTAGTACATACGTTGAACCAGAAAACGCATTTGAAAAAATTGAATCAATTGCAGAAGAAACCTATATAGAAGAAAAACTTGTTAAGGAAAAACCACAAACGGTAAAACCAAAATGGGAGATTAAAGATAGAACATATATTTTATCAGGACCACATTCTCCGTTAACTTATACTATAGCTTCAAGACACACAGGTAGATTCCCATTATTATGGTTTGACAAAGATGCAGGTGAACAAAAGGAATTAAGATATGCTACGAACCAAAACTCTGTTTTTGTTGAAGATCAAAAAGGAGAAGCAACCTTGGGACATATCATATTTAAAAATGGTACTTTAACTGTACCTAAAGAAAAACAAAACTTACAAAAACTATTATCTTTATATCATCCTGATCTAAATAAAAAATACAGAGAGTTTGACCCTGTTATGACGGCAACAGATGATCTTGAAGATATGGATATACAATTAGATGCAATGAATGCAGCTAGAGAAATGGATATTGATGAAGCAGAAGCAATCTTAAGAGTTGAGATTGGATCTAAAGTTTCCAAAATGACTTCTAAGGAAATTAAAAGAGACTTAATGTTATTTGCTAGAAACAATCCATACTTATTTATTGATTTAGCAAATGATGAAAATGTACAACTTAGAAATATAGCTATTAGAGCTGTAGAAGCAGGTATTGTAGTTTTATCACAGGATCAACGCACATTCTCATGGGCATCGAACAATAGAAAATTAATGACTGTACCGTTTGATGAAAATCCATACTCAGCTATGGCGGCATTTTTCAAGACAGATGAAGGTATAGAAGTTTATAGGTCTATAGAGAAAAAAATAGATTAACACGTAATATTAATATATAGAGCGGTGGCTTAACGGTTACCGCTTATATATTATAATAAAATAAGCAAAATGGCAATAAACGTAGATACAGTTTACAAAACCGTTTTATTAATACTTAACAAAGAGCAACGTGGTTACATGACGCCTGATGAGTTTAATAAAATAGCAACTCAAGTTCAACTTGAAATATTCGAAAACTATTTTGATAATCTTAATCAACAATTAAGAGTACCAGATAATGATAGTGAATATGCTGATAGGATTAAAAATTTAGATGAGCAATTAGCTGTATTTAAAACTATAGGTAATTGTATTTATTTAGGTGATAGTGAATGGCAACTACCAACTTCATCAGGAGCTACAATATATTCAGAACCTGTTTTTGTTACTGCTATTGGACAACAAAACTACACGCTAACAAATTTGACACAAGCTCAAATTCAAAACGGTTTGATGAAGGTTTATTTTAATGGAGTATTACAAAATCCATCACAATATTCTACAGCAAATAACACAATAACATTGACAACTATACCGACTACAGTATTTAATGTACTTGTTACGGTTACAGCTAATGACTTTTACAGATTAGGTACTGTAATATATGATGATACTATTGAAATGCAAAGAGTGCAACGAAATAATTTATTATATATAAACAAATCACCTTTAACAAAACCGACTAAAAAATATCCACTATATATATACGAGGAAGAAAAATTATACGTATATCCAGAAACAATAGCTACAAATGATAAAGTTACAGCTTCTTTTGTTAGAAAACCAAAAGATGTTATATGGAACTTTACAGCTACTGCTCCTTATTATACATACTCGTATAATCCTAATACTTCACAACAATTTGAATTAATGGTTTCAGAACAAACAAATGTTATAACAAAAATATTGTTATATTCAGGTATTGTTATAAAAGATCCACAAATAATTCAAGTTGCAGCACAACAAATACAAGCAGAACAAATAAATTCAAAATCTTAATAGCACATGGCATTTCCAGATGGTGGTTTAATTACCGAAACAAATAGACAATATTATGCTGGCTCACAAGGTTTCCAAGTAACAGATGTAGCTGGTCAAACAAATTTTACATTTACTTTTGATACAGATTTATATTTAGGTAGTTGGGATCCAAATGAATCTGCTTATGCTTTAAATAATTTTAAATTATATACTAGCGAAAACGGTATAGACTTTACTGAATATATTCTTGAATATACATTATTCAAAAATACAATTATATTTGCAACAGCAATTCCGCAATATAGTTCTGTAGTCGTACAGCTTAAAGCAATTGATGGCGGTGATTATGGAGACCGTGATGCTTATGGAAACACCGTAGAAGACAATTACGGAGGTTATTCTTACATTACCTTAGATGATATCATAAATAACTTTATTGTTGCTTACGTTGGTCCTGGTAAGCTTATATCAGATGTTAAAAGAACTGATGTACTGTTCCATGCTAAACGTGGATTGCAAGAATTTAGTTACGATGTGCTAAAGAGCGTAAAATCTCAAGAATTAACTGTTCCCCCAAGTCTTAGCGTTATATTACCACAAGACTATGTAAATTATGTAAAAATATCTTGGATCGATTACCAGGGGGTAAAACATCCAATTTATCCTACATCGTTAACTATTGATCCATCTTCAACCCCTATACAGAGTAATAACGGACAACCAATACAAAGTAGCTATGACGAGAACATTGATGGTACTTCTATAACAGAAGAAAGATGGAAAAAAGTAAATAACGGAAAGTTAATAAACTATATTAACGGCGTTGATAATGGCAATGGAGATGGTTTTGCAAATGGTTGGGGTTATGGTTATGATTATGGATATTACGGTAGAAGATACGGATTAGATCCACAATATGCAAACTTTAATGGTACATTTACAATAAACGATAGAGAAGGTAAAATATCTTTTTCAAGTAGTTTAATTGATATGTTAATTGTATTAGAATATATATCTGATGGATTAGCTTATGAATTAGATAGTAAGATACCTAAGATGGCAGAAGAGGCAATGTATGCACATATATTACATTCAATAATATCTACTAGAGCTAATCAACCTGAGTATTTAGTACAACGTCTTAAAAGAGAAAGAAGTGCTAAATTAAGAAATGCTAAAATTAGATTATCTAATATTAAGCTAGAAGAATTTACACAGGTTATGAGAGGAAAATCAAAATGGATTAAACACTAAAATTAAATGGCAGAAGTAAAAAATAGTTTCTTAAAGTCTAAGATGAATCAAGACTTAGACGATAGACTTGTTCCTAACGGAGAATATAGATATGCAAATAATATATCAGTAGGTAAATCAGAATCAGATGATATTGGAGCATTAAAAAATGTTTTAGGTAACGAGCTATTTCCATCTACTAGCAATAGTGAATTTTTACCAAATACTACTACCCCTAACCCGGATTATGTACCTGGGTTAGAATGTATTGGTATATTTATGGATAATCAAAATAACCGTATATTTCAATTCTTAACAAACTATACGGATCCAAATCCAAACTTAATAACATTTCCAGAAGATGCTCCATTTCCAACAGGTATTACAGAGTGGGTAATGAAAATTGTAGTATACGATTTTGATGGAGCTGAAACATATACAACATTAGTTGAAGGTAATTTTTTAAATTTAGCAAAAAATAAAGAGTTTCAAATAACAGGTGTAAACCTAATAGAAGGTTTACTATTTTGGACAGACAATAGAAATCAACCAAGAAAAATTAATGTAAATAATGCGTTAAATAATGTAAATTATTACACAGACGAAACACAAATATCAGTAGCTAAGTACGCTCCTATTGATCCTATATTATTATATAGAAAAACAGCACAAGAGGTTACGTCAGTTTCGTCTACATTAGAGTTTGAAGTTAGTTCTGCAATTGGTATTGTACCAGGTATGACAGTTATTTCGGAAAACATTGCGGGATCTGAATATATATTAGTAACTGAAGTAGACTATGATAATAATATAGTATTTTTATACAAAGCTCCTTCTGTTCCAATATTAGCCGGTGATGTATTGACATTTTTAATTTCAACTATGTCAGACAAATCATCTGATACCAATTGGCCTGGGGATCCTAACTTTTTAGAAGATAAATATGTTCGTTTTAGTTATCGTTTTAAATATGACGATAATGAATATTCTTTAATGGCTCCATTTACCCAAATAGCATATATACCTAAACAAAAAGGATTCTTTATTGATGGCAATGAAACTGATGCTTACAGAAGTACTGTTATAAATTGGTTTGAAAACAATATAAATAATATAGAGCTTTTAATACCATTGCCTGATAGAGCAAATAACTTATCATCTGCTTACAAAATAACAGAGATGGATGTTCTATATAAAGAGTCAGATTCTACTGCCGTAAAAGTATTAGAAACAATACCGGTACAGAGTATTGCAGTAAAATCCGGCAGCAATAATGTATATGTACAACCATATCAGTCACAAAAGCCATATAAGACATTACCGGAAGACCAAACAGTTAGGGTATATGATAAAGTACCTGTTAGAGCTCGTGCTCAAGAATCAGCTGGTAATAGAATTATATATGGTAATTACTTTGATAAATATACACCACCAACGGTAATAAATTATAATACCTCAATACAACCTAAGTCAGATTTATATTCTAGTTTTATAGAATATCCAAATCACACTTTAAAACAGAATAGAAACTATCAAGTTGGATTTATTTTAGCAGATAAGTTTGGTAGACAATCTCCTGTTATTTTATCTTCTGTTGATATTAATACTGTTGATGTAGGAGGAGCTAATTTTGGCGGGTCTACTATATATTCTAATTATTCTACTTATGACACAGAAGTTAAAAACTGGTTTGGTAATGCTTTAGTATTAATTGTTAACACACCCATAGTTTCTGATAGGAACATTCCTGCCGGAACACCCGGGTTATACGCAATACCTACAAACAATTTAGGTTTTGCTATTACGGCTTTAGCTAATCCAGCTACAAATCAATATGTGTTTAGTTTAGATTATATTAATTTTCCTGAAGCAGATTTTATACCTGTTACCGGTGATTTCTTAAGAGGTAAATATACAGATTATGTGGAAGTTACAAATTACGCACCAACTTATTTAACACCTGGAAATCCGGCAACACCTATAGTTGCTGTAACAATAGAAACATCTGATGAAATTAATGATATATATAAATATAATGACCCAGGAGGAGATTTGCCTGATACAAAATTTGCATATACAATAAACCCTATTGGATGGTATTCATACAAAACGGTGGTTAGACAACAACAACAAGATTATTACAATGTGTATCTACCTGGAATGTTAAATGGTTATCCCGTAAAACAAACATCGGGCTCTCAAGTAGTTTATACTGGGGTATCTTCAACACCTGAACTAGAAAATGGTATTAACACATCTAGTTTTCCAGTAGGAGAAACAAATAAAACAGCACATATTGTTTTAATTAATGATAACATAAATAAAGTACCAAGAGATTTATCGGAAGTTGGTCCTGATCAAAAACAATATAGAAGTAGTGTGCAATTATATGGTAGAGTTGAAAATACATCCGATACTAGTATTACTATAACAGGTAACACTCCATCATATAATTCAAAAACAACAACAATAACTTACAGTACGCTTACAAATCCAAGTTTTGGTTTAATAAAACCTGGAGATGGTATACAATGTACTGAAGCTAATACCCCCATACCAGGTACACCACCTACACCAAACCCTAATCAATGGTATGCAAATACGGTTGTAGTATCTAACAATGTAGTGGGCACAACGGGTACGATAACTTTTGAGCCAGCCAATAGTGTATTAACAACTTATGTAACATTTCCTATAACTAGAGCAGAGAATGTACAATATTTTCCAACTAGAAAAGCAGATACGGTCAATTCTATTGCAACGGCATCGGAGTTTAATTTCTTGGATAATACTGTTAACAATGTTACCGGGACCGCAGGGTTAAATTTCTATCAATTACAAAGTAAACCTTTGATAGGTAGAGTTTCTACCGTTGGTAAGATTGGTGTTATTTCAAAGGAAATGGTTCCTTATTTAAGTGTATATGAAACGGAAGCAAATGAATCATTATTAGATTTGTTTTGGGAAACATCTACTACTGGATTAATATCAGATCTTAATACGGATGTTAATACGGGTTATAATGGACCGGTAGGGTTTTCTCCATTAGGATATAGACATTTTGAAAATCAAAATCCAGCTGGAACAGATCCCGACGAAGGTGACGCTGATTCAAAGTTTGTAACAGATTATTTTATACCTGTTACACCGTCTGGGTTCCCATTATACGATACAAACATGAGCTTTTTCTCTATTACAGATGGAGGCGGATTTAGTAGATTGCTTGATTTTCAGCTAATTAAAACAACAACAGGAATATATGCGGGATATTACAGAATAGCAATTACGGATGAAAATCCTTTTATATTCAATCATAATGCCGCCGAAATAGAATCATATACATTTATATTTGATGTAACTGATAATTCTACAGGGGGCGTTACAACTCAATTAACAGCAGCAGGTAGGTTATCTAATAATACTCCTGAATTTTCTGAACCTTCTTACGATTTCAACATAACGCAAGCCACCACAACAATAGCTACTTTAACTGGAAATAACGGTTCACTTGCTAACAGCACTGATGATCTACAATGGAGAATAACTGCCGGAGATACGGTTCCATCTTCTTTTTCATTAGACCCACAAACAGGAGTCTTAGCATTAACAAATAGCACTGTACCATTAGGTATATATGAATTAACAGTTAGGCTAACGGATGCTGTAGATTTTTCTTCAGATCCTCCTTTAGGTACTCCTTTAGTTAATACTGATCCTAATTATGCTAGCAAGTTTGCAACAAAGACAGTTACAATAAATGTAGGTAATGAGCCGGTCCCGTATTGGTTGAGACAAAATTTTGCTTCATTGAATATATATAATGGCGATAGTAATTTTCCTACTCCATTCCCTGATAAATACGGAATTGCCTATGTTGGTAATAAAGATATCACTTTAGATTCAAACGGACAAAATTCTAATTTACCAGTTGCTCCAGGCTCAGGAGGTAAGTATCAACAAGCAATTAATATGGAAGTGGCAAACGGTTTGGTAGACCCTTTAGATCCTGTGATAGTAATACCAGGTGGATTAACGCAAGGAACATTAAGATGGACTGTGGCTATGCAAGTTGAAAAACCTTATGACGAAGAGTTTACAAGAACTTCAAAAGCAAAAGGGGATATAATAATATATTATAGAGAACAAACAACTCCAGGAGGAGCTTGGTCAATAGTAAATGATGATAACAATGTAGGTTTTAGCACAGTATGGGCTGATGGCTGCGGTAATGAATTAGATGGTACAAGATCTAATATAGCTACTGCTCAAACACAAATTAGAACAACAACATTTACTACAACAAATCCTGATCCTAATGTAACAGGAGAATGGGCAATAGCTGTTAGAGTTAAGGATGCTGGAATTAATTTAGCACCTAACCCAATAAATCCATTAAGTGTTACAGTTGAAGATGCCAATTTTTCTTATACTTCTCCGGATTGGGACACTCCAATTGTTGTTCCTTATACTTATTATACCGGAGTGGAATATAATAATTATATATTAGGCATTATTGAAACATCAGGTGTACCTTATGATACACAGGACGCTTCTAGAGGCATTGGATATACTTCACCTGTAAATACAATAACAGCTGTTAGTGGAACAGGTCCTTATGTTGTTACGTTACAGAACACAAATGATCAACTAGCATTCGGTTTAAAGTTTTTAACAAGTACATCTGCTTTTGGTGAAATACAACAAATAAATTATGGAGGTGATCCATTAAAGGTTTTATTAGATTTAGATGGTGGAACTTTAAACTCAGGTAATACAATCACCTTTTCATTTGGTGGCAACCAAGAAGCTGGTATATTATATTCTGACTCTTCAGAAGGAACGGGGGTAAGACAATTCTATAAAGATTCTGCTTTAACTGAAATATGGGAACCACCTGTTGCAAATAGATTCTATAACTTTTGGGCAGGTACAGCTAAAGATTATAACGATAATGATACGGTAACAAATAATCCTATATTTTGTGCGAAATTTGATGCAAACGGCAAAGTTGTTGATCAAACATATCCTGCTTATAATGTACAAACAGCCGCAAATGGTGATCTTGTTGGTAGAAATGTTTATGGATTTATAGGTAATATTATATAGTAAACATATAAAAAACAAAAAATAACGTGATTATAAAGTATGGCGGCAATATTAGAATTAAAATACTTTAACTCCTTTTGGTTAAAGAAGTTAGATACAATAGTAGAAGTAGAAAATACAACAGGAATTTTAGACGTTGCTGCTAGTGGTACTACTATAGTTTTAACAGAAAATAATATAAATGTAGGAGTGGGGCAAACAGTTTCTTGGACAGGAGCTGTTGAGCCTTACCCTGTTGTTTATAAAAAAATTGATGATAATGAGTTTATATTAAGTGAATCTGTTTCAATACCAGACGCTACTACAATATCCTTTGGTCCAATAACTGATTTTACTTATATACCAGCAGCTTATGATGCTGATGTCGTTAAAGATTGGTATGTAGAAGAAGCAAGAATTAGAGGCGGATATAATAATACAAATGTTGATTTAGGTGTTAAAGCTTATATAGTTGAGGATAATATTAATCAACAGCATAGACAAAATTCATTAATATATTCTGGTGTATTTAACTCTAGAACAGGCGTTAACAAAACAAATGAGTTTTCAGTTGGTGAAGATATAACAAGAAGTTTAGATCCCGCGAATGGTTCTATTCAAAAATTATATTCTGAAGATACAAACTTAATTGTTTTCCAAGAATTTAAAGTTAGTCAAGCATTAATTGATAAAGATGCTATCTATTCAGCAGAAGGACAACCAATGACAACATCTGGAGCTCAAGTAATTGGGCAGGTTCAAGCTTATGCTGGTAACTATGGTATTGGTACTAACCCAGAAAGTTTTGCTGTTTATGGCTTCCGTAAGTACTTTGTTGATAGAAATAGAAATGTAGTATTAAGATTATCGCAAGATGGTATATCGGAAATATCAGAATACGGTATGGGTGATTTCTTTAGAGATAACCTTTCTGTTATTGGAGACAGTGGATTCATATTAGGTATGTGGGACATGCATAATAAAGAATATGTGTTGTCAATGCAAAATACAAATGGAACTTATAAAACCTTAACATTCGATGAAGATGTAGCTGGATGGAAAAGTTTCTTTGATTACAAACCAAATTGGGGTGGAAGTTTAAGAATT